ATCTCTTGTGAATACAACACCTGAAACATCTTCTCCTGATGCAATTACGTCCTTCACCATATTTATGGAGCTATTAGAAACGTCAAAATTTACAAATAAATCCTTCAATCCCACAACATCATTCGATTCAGGATATGCTTGAATTTCAATTATATTATTTTGAGATTGTGTTGATGCAAAATTAATTGTGTTTAATATGACTTCTCCTTTCATGTAATCAACACCTCCAGCATCTTTAACTAATACTACTTGTTGATTCTTATTATTTTTGGTTACAACACTAATAACTCCTTTACCACTACCGTCAAGATTGCCAGCAACGTCTTTATTTGGTATATCTGTCAAATAAGCAATACTGCTAGTTCCAGTTAAAGTGAATCCTGTACTCTTAACATTGAATCCTGCAGGATTTATATTAAATCGATTACCAAAACATAGTTCATATTGTGCAAATTGATTCAATAGAGCTTTCAGATCTCTTCTTATTATTACTTTTGTAATGTTTGACGTAATACCATCATTCACACGGTCTATCAATTGATTCACTTTACTATACTTAAATCTTCCACCAAACTTATTCATTTCAACATTGTTCGCATATTGATTAAGTGATGATATCACACTGGATCTAAGATTAAGTGGTGATGCTACCTGCGATGGATTATAGTATACTGTTGTATCTAACTCCACATATAGTATTTTAAGATCAACAATTTCTGAGTTAATACCAGCGATAGCGTAACTCTTTAATTTATTTTTAATTTGAGTTTTATCAAAATCTGATACAAAAGTACCATTCTTTGGTTTTATACTAATTTGCACTTTTCCAAATTGAGGAGGGTCTAATTCCTCTCCTCCTATGACAGCAACGGATTCAGTTTGAGGAAATATTGTAGCGATTATTGCTTCATAATCTCTTGGTGTAACTGCTCTCTGTTGTGCTGAGTAAAGTCTTGGAGCAAAATACTTAATAGAAGACACATCTTCAACATCAGAACCATTAGAAGCGTTTCTAACGGTTGATATTAGAACATTATCTATTGGTGTAAAGAATGAAAATGAACCATCGCTATTTGATTTCTCAAATGTACCTTGAAAACTAAAATTAGAAGGTCCGTTTCCACCCTCACCCTCTGTAACAATATATGTTGCAGTAATTGTTTGATTACTTTCTAATTTTCTACCGAACAACCCATCTCCAAAGAGAATTTCATATTTTCCATCCTGTACTTCTTGTATGAGATATATTTCTGAATTTTTATCTATATCTAATATATTATCAACTTGAGAGTATTTTCTTATAAGATTTGGTTCACCTATTGCACTTACATAAACACGAAGAGTTGAGGTATCAATGTTTGGGCTATCAATGATAAATCTTTGATCAATTGATGTATCTACAAGATAAGTTCTTGAAAGGTATGTTCCCTCATAAATTTCAATATCATCATCAAATTGTGCAAAAGAGTCATTTCCTACATTTTTGATTCGTGATGAAGTAATACTATCAGGAACTGAAAATCGAAAAGTACTACCTTGCTCATTTCCGATACAAATTAAACCAGGACGTATCTTTAATAACTTTGGTGTGGCATTAGAGGTTGGACCTAGATTTATATCATTTAGATTAATTGTTGCTCTTGCAGAGGTTTTTGAGCGAGGCACATAACCAATATTACGAGCAAGTGAAACAACATTTTCTCTTATCGTTGCAGAATCCAAAAATGATTCATTTGCAACCAAATTTGCATTAAATGCGTTTATATAAGTATTATATGCTAAAGTATCAATTAATACTGAAAAATTAGAACCCTCAAAATCAAAATCTGTAAAATTTGAGTTTGATCGGAGAAAATCTTTAATTTGTACTTTGATTTCCTCAAAGTCTAAACTTGTAAATTGAGTAAAAGGCATTATCTCGTTGGTTCTAATATAAAGTTAAACGACTGTTGGGGTATCTCTAATCCAACTATATCAAAAAGCACTTTTACATTAATGGCATTATTATCAGGAAATCCATCAACCTCAATACCAACATTACTAACTCTAGGCTCAAAGTTTCTTATTGTGGTACGTATTTGATCCTCAATAATAGTAACAGTCACCGAAGTAAAGTTGTCAAATAGTGAATCACGAATATCTGTACCTATTAAAGAGTTAAAGAACCTTTCTGTAGGTATGGTTTCAACTAAATTTCTTACTGATCTGACGATTGCACGTTCATTTATCAATACAGGCAAGTCTTTTGTCACTGGATGTGGGTTAAAAGACAGACTAATATCCTTAAATGCTCTTGATTTGCGTTTTATCGCCATTAATTGTACTTTTAGATTTATTTATACCTAATTGCTAACGATTTATCAATCTGATTCGATGTTTTTTTGATTTTAATCCTTCAATTACTGAATTTGCAATAATTTCGGGATCTTTATCACCACAAGTATAAAAATCTGCAGCTAAACATCCTTTTTCTGGCCAAGTATGAAGGGAAACATGACTTTCTGCAAGTGAAAAAAGAATCGTACACCCTTGTGGGTCAAATTGATGTATCATTGTGTTTAATATTTTGCTTTTTGACTTCATGATGCCATTAAACAGTAAATCTTTTAGAAAAATAGGGTCATTAAGTGCATCAAACTCGGCATCATACACCTCTAGAAGTAAATGTTGACCCATTTCTTGATTTTTCATTCTAATTCAGGTGCAATATGAATTTCAACGACCTTATAATCATCTTCGAGCACCTCTTCAAGATAATTTTTGTCCCAATAATCATAATAATCAGTTTTTGCAAGTTTTTTTCTTGCTTCTGTTAGTTCTTGACGAGGTTGACAAAGAACCAGATTGTATTTTCCGTTACTTGTGGGCACTCCATTGATTTTTGTTTGAGATTTTCGATGATCTGCGATGAATTTATACTTTTGATATGTTCGATTGTAGTCATCTACCATTGCATAGAGAAAATCTTCGTCATGATCATCCTCTACAATGTAAATTACAACATCCCAACCACCTCTTGGACATACTTTTCGTAATTTTTCCTCTAAAATAATAAAATTAGCTGTTGATGCATAGGGACATACAGCAAAATTACCTAATTCTGGTCGAATTTTGGATAATTTACTTATCCAATCTAAAATATACTTACTTTTCTTGTCGTTCATCAGGTGTAGTCCAGAAATAATCATCACAATCTCCCAATCTTCCCCATTTTACATCATTTTCAACCTCAAAGATGCGTGTTGATACCTTAAAATCAGGTATTTTGACATTTTCGGGTGTCATTGAGGTATCAAAAATGCGACAACGGTTGTTTGGATAGAGGCAAAACTGCCCATTTCGCAATTCAATTAGATTAAATGACTTATGTTCGTCAGGCATCTCACTTGTTGATGCATCAATTTGGTCAAAATCACCATGATAGTTGTCTAAAGTGCAAATATACTGCCCTTTTTGGTTTCCATAGTGCCTTGTACGACATTCCCATTCCATTGGAGCTACAAATTGCTTCTGAATCACGGTAAAATCATAGTCCATACAGTTCCAGAACTGCAAATTAACCAAATCCATGTCTGGATCAGGTTTCTCAGGTTTCGAGAGAAACGCAGAGATGGGTAATTTATCATACATTGCAGCATATTCGGGTAAATATGTCTCAAAATAGAAAGCACGACCTTGAATTGACTTGGCACATACCCAAATACCTTCAACATATTCACCATGACCTGATTGAAAATCAGTTAAATATTCCTTTCTCACCCATACTTTCTTTGTTGGTAAGTTACCAATTAGTTTTGCCATCCTTTCCAGTCCTTAAAGAAATTTGAGACTTCATAACCATCATACTTTTCCATATATGGTACAGATTCTCCCAAGTAATAATAATCATATCCGAGTCTCTTATAGTATGCAAACTCGTGTTTGTTTGCCTGATGCCCCATACTTAACTTTGGATTCTCATAATCCCATGCAAACTGATCACCCCAGACGCTATTCAGACTATCAAAACGGTAAGCTAGGGTAAAGGCAATTAATTTATTCTGATGATAGTAACCTAATACATCACAATGAGGAATCTCAAACTCCTCTCTGAATACAGGCACGACATCATCAAACTCTTTATATTCAACATACTTTCGATATATTTCAAGACATTCTTTATAAAAAGAACTATCAAGAATACGACAGTCTTTATATTCCTGATAGTTTGTGTCCTTGAGTCGAATTCGACAATACATTATTTTTTTAGTAATTGATCAGAACGATAGTCAGTAATTAAATACCGACAATATTCGTTTCCTTTATGATAAAAATCGTCTGACATATCAACGGGTATTTTTCCCCGTTTACCATCTTCGATTCTTTGAGATCTCATCTTCCTTGTCCACGGTATCTCTTGCGAGCCGAGTTACGAGAGGTTGCTGAGTATTTAGAGTGTTTCCCAGTTCCCTGTCGAGATTTTTTAGGTCGAGCATCACGATTGTATGTGCTACCTGATAACATTCCCTTTGCCATTTAGTTCTCCTCCTTTACGGGTTCATAAGTAATTTGTTCGCTAATCTTTTCGCCAGTGACATATTGTTCCACAGCGAAGTCTTC